CGCCATCGCTTCAGCAGCGGCCGACCGGTCGCGCACCGCCACCACGCCGGGCTGCACCGGGGGCAGCGCCAGTGCCGGCTCAGGCACCGGCTTCCCTTCCACGACGTGCCACACGGCGCGCTCGTAGGCGTCCTGCAGCATCCGCGCCTGCTGGTATCCGTCTTCGGCGCTGGCGTAGACATGCAGGTCCAGCAGCGAGCGGACGAGCACGGTGAAGCCGGATTGCGTACGGCCCGGTCGGATTTCCTGCTGTACCTGCGCCAAGGCCGGCACGTCGAAGCACATGGCGCGGAAGCGCGGCGGGTTCGGCGGCCAGTCCAGGGCATCGCGCATGCAGGCCGACAACCCGGCTCCCAGCTTCTTGGGGCTCAGGCCCGTGATGCTCTGCAGCCACACCTCGCCCGCCGTCGTCAGCGCGCCGCTCTGCGCCACCGGTGCCGCGCCGTTCGCCCTGGCCCACTTGCCCGGGAACATCGCCGCCATCCGTTCCCACAGGGTCCACAGGGCCGCCACAGCGCGCGCGTCCTGCTCAGCCGACGACGGCGAATTCAGCGTCGATGATTCCTGCGCTGCCAAGGTGGCCACCACCGCCATGCTCTCGCTCGTACTGCTCGCGGAGCTGGGTGACGTGATCGGCAGAACCGTGGTGAGGGGTCGCATGGGTCGCTCCGTTGGCAGAGTTGGCGATGGGGATGACAGGCAAGGCCAGGCCGGCGGCCATGGTCTGCCTCAGGGATTCGTTGATGTCGTGGCCCGCAGAGGCCAAGCCGGCCAGCGTGTTGCGGACTTGGAACCATCCCTGGATCGACAGCGGACGGCGGCAGGCACCGCGATGCCGAACGAACCGGGCCAGCACCTCTCGATCGAGGCCGGCTGGCAGGTCGCCGAATCCGACCAGCGCCGCGTCGATCTCGGCAGCGGTCAGCGAATCGCCGCCCGGCTCGCTCACACCGCCGCTGTGTGTGGGTTGCTGTTGGTTGCTTTTGATTGCTTTTGGTTCGGGTGCAATAGCTGTTGCACCCTTTTCGACGCTGGGTTGCACCCTTTTCTGCGCCGTTTTGCACCCTTTACGGCCTTGGGTTGCACCCTTTTCGAAGGGTGCAGAATTTGCACCCTTTGAATCTGAGCCGGATGCGTCACCATCGCTCGGTGCCGACAGCTCTTCGCCCTTGATCCATCGCGGGCTGATCCGATACTCACGCGGACGCCCGCCAGACTTGTAGCCGGACATGCGGCCGCCGCCAGCGTTCACCAGCTCCAGCCAGCCGCTCTGCTCCATCTTGCGCAGTTGGTACTGCACAGAGCGCTCGGACTGCCGCGACTTCACCGCCAGGCTGGCGATCGACGGGAAAATGTGGGTGCCGTCGTCATGGGCGTGGTCGGCCAGGGCCAAGGCCAGCAGCATCTCGCCGCCGCCCGCCGGATACCTGTCGAACACCATGCCGGTCATTCGTGCTGCCATGTCAGATCACCAACGCCAAGTTCTCGCCCGGGGCAACAGGCCACCAGGTGCACGCGCTGCGGCCGCTGACCGGGCACGGCATGGCCGGGCCGCGCCATACCTGCTTGGCCTTCAGCAGCTCAGGCAGGCGGCGCGCGAGCATGTAGCGGTCCAGGCCGGTCACGTCGGCCAGCTTCATGCTGGTCAGTCCGGGATGCTGCTTCACGGCGGCGGCAGCCTTGGACTGCTGGTCACGCTGGATGCCGCTGGCGGCCACGTAGCTCCCGGCCTCGTGACTGGTGCTGATATCGGTGGAACGGGCCAGATGGCTCATCGGGTCGCCCTCTTCGGCTGCTTGCCCTTCGCAGCAGCACGCGCCACGTTCCGCTCCAGCCGGTGCGCCATGGTCCGCAGCGCGCGCGCTTCGCTGACCATCAGCTCGGCCTCGTCACTGTCGATGCAGCGGTCCTGCATGGCCTCCACGGCCGTGCCGGTCAGGCGGCCAACGCGGGTCGTAATGTCCAGCAGCTTCAGCTGCAGCGCGCCGATCTCGTCCGACCAGCCGCCCTCCGGCGGAGGCGGCACGACGTCCACCGCCATGCCGAAGCGGCCGGCCAGCGCCTGCATCCATTCCAGCGCGTACTCACTGCCGCCGGCCTTCTCCTGCATCCATTCGGTAAGCAGTTCGGCGATCTCGATCGACACCGACTCACCCTCGAGGCCGCGCAGCTTTGCGCGCAGCGTCTCCGGGTGCATGGTCTTGCCGCGGCGGTCAGCCAGGAACGCGGCCGCGTCGGCCACGCCGCCGGGCGTCTTGCGCACGGAGTTGTAGAGGACGTCGATCCAGTTGAGGGCAGAGGTGCGGCAGGTCATGGGTTCACCTTGGGAGGGCTGGTGTTTCAAGGTTTCGGGGCTGGCCCGGGTGGCGCAGGATTCGCGCCATGGACAACAACTCCTCAGGGAAGAAAGGCGTCGCCCGCCTTGCGGTACGCTGGATGTGCGAACAACACAGCCCACAAGGAGGGCGACATGGATTCGTTGAAACAGGTCATTACGGAAGTAAGGGCGTTGCAGGCAGTCGTAAGCGTCATGGCCAGAAGCCGGCACAACGACCGCGAGTTCCACACTCAGGTCATGGATCTGGTGAACCTGATGGCGTCAGAGTTGTCCCACCAAGAGGCGGACGACCTTCGCCTGGCTGCGCAGCATCTGACTCACGCGTAACCTCTTCGCCGTCCTTTTTGGCGTGCCAAGAGCGCATAGCGGCCCGGATGCCTACCTGGATTCGGGCTGCTTGTTTCGCCTCGTTCTTGGAAGGGGCGGTCAGCCAATCCCGGACCCACAGCCGCGGGTTCCACTTGTCGGGCAGTGCGCGCATGTCAGGCAGCCTCCACGTTGATGATTCGGTCAGCGTCTGGGTCGTGGGGCGCGGCCTCGGCGGCCGGCTGCTCTTCCTGGACGCCAAGCAGCCTCAGCACCTGCGGCAGCGCCGGGACGCCCTGCTCTTCCGGCCAGGCCTCGACCTGCTCCAACGGCAGCCTCAGCAGCTTCGCCAGCGGCGCATCGCTCTTGAAACCGAACTTCGCCCGCAGCGCGCGCTTGCTCATCCGGCTGTCGACCTCCGCGCCGATCACGGCCCGGTTGCTCCCGTAGTGCTCGGGCTTCATCGCCGCCAGCTTGAAAGCTGCTTCAGCGCGCGGTGACCTGGTACGTCCAGCCAGGATCTCGCGGACAGCATTGGGCGTGACGCCCATTCCGACAGCCAACTGATCAACAGTCGCGCCGGCGCTCAACAACCCTTCGATGTGGGATTTCCAGTCCATGGATATGCAAGCTACAGAATCCTGTAATTCTCGCCAACAGCATTCTGTTACAGAGTTCTGTGACCATTGCTCGATGGAAACCATCGGCACCCGCCTCCGTAAAGAGCGCACCCTGCAAAACATCAGCCGCACCTCGCTGGCACAGATGACCGGGGTCGGCTACAGCACCCTGGCGGAACTGGAACGCGGCGGCATGCAGACCAGTACGAAGCTGCGCGTGATCGCGGATGCCTTGGGCGTGTCGCTTCGCTGGCTTGAAACCGGGAAAGGCCCGAAGGACGCGGGAGACGCCTCAGCCACTACAAGGATCGCGGCGGCTGAGACCAGCCCAGACTATGTTCACGTCCAGCAACTGGACGGAGAAGCAGGAATGGGAGAAGGACGAGTCAACGAGGATTATCCGGAGGTTGTGCGCGCCATGGACTTCGAGCCGGGATACATCCGCTCGGTCGTGGGCTTTGTGCCGCCGCCCGGCCGCTTGGTGATCGTCACAGGTCGCGGCGACTCGATGATCCCGGTGATCCAGCCTGGTGAAGCCCTGATTGTGGACACTGGAGTGACCACCTTCGACGGCGATGGCATCTACCTGATCAATACGGGAAATGGCCAGCAGATCAAGGCGCTGCAGGACCGCGGCGATGCGGTGTACGTCGTGAGTGCAAATGCCACCCTCTACCCAGCGTTCCCGTTACCCGCGACGACGGTCGTGGGCGGAAAAGTCTACCTTCGCAACCGGATAGAAAGGCTCAACTAGGATGAAAAATCGTGTACTGATAGGGATGCTGGTATGCGGGTTGGCCGCGTCAGGCGTTAGCTCCGCAGAGCCGAAAACTAGACCGGCTACTGCCAAGGAGATAGCTCTCATCCGCTCAAGCTTCGACAACAAGCTCAAGGATGCTGATTCCGCCAAGTTCAAGGACGTGCTCGTCTACGTGAAGCCTGGCCCCGAGCCTGTCCACTCCCTTTGCGGACAGGTGAACTCGAAGAACAGCTATGGCGCATACGCCGGCTACAGTCCGTTCTTCGGAGTTCTAGTTCCCATGAAACCAGAGTCCGAGACGATCGTGCTGATCATGTCGATGGACGAGGTCGCAGCCGCAATGTGTGAGAAGGAAAGGACGGGTACTGCCGTCTCGTAAGTCGCGCGACGCTCAAGACACCGCCGCCTGCGAATGGCGGCGGTGCACGAATGCTTTACTCGATGCCGCCGGCGTTCGCACTTTCCTTGGGCGCCAAGAACTTGAAAAGGCTGGCGTCAGCGAACAACTCGCCCAGAACCGACGACACGCCATTGTTGAGATCTTCCTGGTTCTTACCAGCAGCCGGCACAAAGAGCACCCGTCGCTCCTTATCGCTGATGTACATCTTCTCGTAGCTGTCGCCAGGCTTGGCCGCCACAGCCTTCATGGCTGCGTTGACGGCGACGCCGCCGCTCCAGAAACCGATAGAGGTCGAGTACTCCAGCGCGCGGATCTCGATCGACAGCTTGGTGGCGGACTCCGAGTAGGGCACGACCGTGAACCCGCGGCTGGTCAACCCCTCGGCCACCTGCTCTTCAAATACCTTGGCGATGTCCTGCGTTGTGGTGATCTCGGCAGCTTTGCCGTGGAAGTTTCCGCGGTGGCCGAGCGATTTGGTTGGCCGCTCGTCAACCACCCGTAGCCCAACCGGCGCGCCCTGCCCCTCTTGGCTCTTTGCCACAACCACTGTCGGAGCGAAGCTGGCCTGCTGCCGGGTGTACGAGCATGCGGACAGCGCCAGCAAGGTGGCAACTGCGATCAAAACCTTCTTCATCCCTGTCCCCTGTATCCATTCGTATGCTTCGCGCGGCGCCGAGGCGCCGGCTGAACCGTAATGGTGACACTCGGCCACAGCACTATCCAGTGGAGGCGCCGGACTTCTCGCAGAGAAGCTACAGAATCCTGTTGACATTGATCTACAGGATTCTGTAGCCTGATCCCGTCGCCCCAGTAACAGCCCATCCGGGCCGGGGCACGGAGACTTCATGGCCACCCTCACCCTCAGCAGCTCGACCGGGCCTGTCCGGTTCGAAGCGCAGCCCATCTCCAACAAGGTCGCGATGCACGTCGGTGCCGGCGGCCGCGTCTACTTCACCACCGAGGAAGCCGACGCCGCCGCCGCAGATCTGCAGCGCGCGGCAGCCGAGCTGCGCCAGGCCGTCAGCGGCGAGGCAGCAGCATGAGCGCCCAGAAGCACACCCCTGCGCCGTGGGAAGTCAACCATGGCGGACACGGCAGCCGATCTGGCTTCGTGATTGACGAGTACTTCGTCTTGAATCGTGCCGTTGCCGACGACGTGGCAATCGCGGCAGACATCATTGATCCGGCAACCGGCATGCCCAGCGAGGCCAACGCCCGCCTGATCGCCGCCGCGCCCGAACTCCTGGAAGCGTTGATCAAGGCGGATCAGATGTTCAGGGACGTTGGATTCATCGCCGAGGCAGACAGGTTGCGTCCCGGGAGCCTCGGCAGCGAGATCCGCGACGCCATCGCCAAGGCCACCGGCGGTGCCGCATGAGCGCCGTCATCCTCCAGCTCCCCACCAACCCCGCCCAGCGCGCCAACGGCGCCGGCCTGGCCGTGGCGATCGCGGCACGCCGCATGGGCTATCGCCCGCACCACATCGCCCGTGCCGCTGCCCTCGCCCGCCGCGACCCGCAGCGGCAGCACGTTCATCACCATGGCCGGCACCCTTGCCGAGGCATTGCCCAGGCGCCCCATGTAGGGCACGCCCAGCACGACTTCCTCGGTCGCGCTCATCCGCCGCAGGTACTCGGCCGACAGCGCGGCCAGCACGTCCGGCCACGGCTGCAGCCAGCGCACCGCGGTCTGCAGCAGCAGGTCACGGAAGGATGCATCGAGCGGCTGCACGAAACGCAGCGCATCGTCGCTGGCCGCTACTGTCCCGGCCAGCCCCGCACCGGCAGGCGCGCCCTGCAGTTGTTCGCGCCACCACTGGCCCGCCAGGCCGCGACGGGGGTCTTCACGATAGGCGGCGTCATCGGCCAGCACCCCAACCAGAGGCGGCAATGGCTCGCCCTCGCGCCGCGCGTAAAGCGCACACACGCGATCACTGAACAACGCCATGCCATAGCCATCGGCGGCCAAGTGGTGCACGCGCAGGTACCAGACCCAGCGCCGCCCGCCCAGATCGAACAGCACCTGCTGGCTGATGCGGTCACGGCTGGGATCCACAGGCGCCAGGCGGTCGGCCTGCATCGCGGCACGCGCCACCGCAGCGGGGTCAGCCTCGCAAGACACATCGCGCAGTGACAACAGCGGCACATGGGCGGCGTCGTGCCACTGCAGCGGCTGACCGTCCTCACCCTCGGCAAAACGCAGCGCGAACGCCTGCGCTTCAGCAGCAGCCTGGTTGGCGGCCGCCACGAACGCGTCGACGTCCAACGCACCCTCGATCCACACGGCATGGGCCGTATTGAACGAAGGATTGTCCGGTGCCAGGCGCTGGGCAAACCACAGGCCCGACTGCGCCTCGGTCAGCGCCACCGGCGTCGCCAGCCCCGCAGCGTTCATGCCTGCTGCGCCGCCTGCAGCTTCTGCACCACCGCCCACCACTGGCGCAGCGTGCTGTGCTCGGCCAGCTGCGAGAACTCCAGCGGCAGCCCGGTGTTGCCCCAGGCCAGGACCAGGCCGAGCATCCGCATCGAATCCAGGTCGAGGTCCATCAGGTTGTCGTCGTCGCCGATGTCGGCCGGCTCGCAGTCGAGCACGCGCGCCACGTCGGCCCGCATGCGCTCAAGGTCGAGCACATCATTGGTCGCGGCCATCAGAGCACCTCCAGCAGCTGCGCGGTGGTCATCGGTACGCCGCTGGTGCGGGCGATCCAGTGCAGCGCCTGGTCATGGTCGCCACGCGAGAAATCGGCGACCGCATCGGCGGCGATGAAGGCCTCGATGTCACGCTGGAACGCCTCGACCACGGTGGCCGTGCAGCCGATATGCGCATACACGCCGGTCACCAGCAGCTGGTCGCGGCCGCGCACGCGCATCAGGGTTTCCAGGTTGCTGCGCTGGAAGGCGCTGTAACGATGCTTGACCAGCACGTGCTCACCCACCTGCGGGGCAAGTGGATCGATGATCGGTTCGTGCTCCTCGCCGCGGCGCATGCCCGGGCCCCACAGGTCGGCCTGCAGGCCGCGGTCGCGCCGGTCCTGGTCACCATGCTGGGCGGTGTAGAACACCGGAATGCCGTGTGCACGGCAATGCGCAAGCAGGCGCGCGATGTTGGCCACCGCCGGCTGCAGCGGTTCGGCACCGGCGTCGAACGCCGCCAGGAAATAGCGCTGCATGTCATGCACCAGCAAGGCGATGCGATCACGCTGCGGGCGCCACGGGCCGCGCGGCGCCGGCAGTTCGGCGGCAGTCGGCAAGGGGTATGGGGTAATGCGGGGCAGCGCCATCAGCGCGTTCCTCCTGTCTGTTGCAGATGACGCGCACGCAGCTGCGCGCGCAGTTCACGGCGGCTGATCTTGCCGACCGCCGTGGTGTCGAAACTGTCCACGAACACCACCTGGTCGGGCACCTTGAACGCGGCCAGGCCGCGGCCGCGCATCCAGGCCTTCAGCGCGGGGCCCTTGATCGGCTCGCCCTGCTGGATGACGAAGGCGCAGCTGCGCTCGCCCAGGTAGTCATCGGGGATGGACACCACCGCGGCGTCGAACACGGCGGGATGGGCCAGAAGATGGTCCTCGATCTCCTCGGCGGAGATCTTCTCGCCGGCACGGTTGATGTGGTCGCCCGCCCGGCCCTGCACCACCAGGTAGCCGCCCGGCAGCTGCTGCACGCGGTCACCGGTGCGATAGAAGCCGTCGTCGGTGAAGGCGCGCGCGTTGGCCACCTCATCGTTGTGGTACGCACCGATAGTGTAAGGACCACGGGTCAGCAGGTGCCCCACCTCGCCTTCGGCCACGGGCTGGTCGTGGTCATCGACCACGCGCACCTCGTCATCCGCGCTGATCGGTCGCCCCTGGCAGGCCACGACCAGGTCTTCGGGGTCATCCAGCCGCGTGTAGTTGACCAGGCCTTCGGCCATGCCGAACACCTGCTGCAGGGTGCAGCGCAGGCCATCGATCACCCGCCGCGCGGCTTCCGGCACCAGCTTGGCACCGCCCACCTGCAGCACCTGCAGGCTGGACAGGTCGTGCTTGCTGGTTGCCGCGGCCTGCGCCCACAGCAGGGCCAACGGTGGCACCAGGCCGCAGCAGGTCACCCGTTCGCGGGCGATCAGCGGGAACGCGGCATCCGGGCCGGGGCCGGGGCTGAGCACCACGCGGGCACCGGCATACAGTGCGCCAAAGAAGCCCGGCGAGCTCATCGGGAAGTTGTGCGCCGCCGGCAGCGCGACCAGGTAGACGCTGTCGCGGTCGATGCCGCAGATCGCGTTGCTGGCGCGGAACGAATAGATGTAGTCGTCGTGGGTGCGCGGAATCAGCTTGGACAGCCCGGTGCTGCCACCGGAAATCTGCAGGAAGGCCACCGACTGCGGGTCGGGGTCCGGCGGCAATGCGCTGCTGTCACCCTGCAGGGCATCCAGCGCGATGAACCCGTCCGCCTCGCCATCGATGACCACATGCGCGATGCCCGGCACTTCCGCCTGCAACGCACGCGCCAGTCCGCGGTGGTCGAAGTTTTCATGCACATCGGTGGTGATGTAGGCACTGGCTTCGGCCTTGCGCGCGAAGTGCACCAGCTCGGTAAGGCGATGCGCTGGCAGCACGTACACCGGCACCAGGCCGGCACGGAACAGCCCGCACACCGTGGTGATGAAGCCGGCGGTGTTGCCCAGCTGCACCAGCACGCGGTCACCCGGCTGCAGGCCCTGGCCCAGCAGGCCGGCACCGATTCGGCCGGCCTCGTGCCACAGCTGTGCATAGCTCAGGCGCACGTCACCCGCCACCACCGCGATCTCGTCGGCATACTGCTCTGCCCGCTCACGCAGGAAGGCCGGGAAAGTCTCGCCGCGCCAATGGCCGGCGGCGCGGTAGCG